GTAAACCAAGCAATAATAAAAGCCGAAAAAGAAAAAAGGGATTCTATATTAGGGGGAGACAGAGCGTTATTTCATTTACAAACAAAAGAAGAAGAAGACGCTTTGGTTTACTCGAATGCTTTCCCTTTCTCTAAAAAGCATTTCTTTTTTGGTTAATTCTTGATTTTCTTTAGTAGTATTGGCGATATTTTTCATTACAGCTTGGTATTCCTCCATTCCTTTTTGCCTTCCAAGATCCTTAAAATAATCAGACAATTGTTTTTCGTTTTTGAATAATAAACTTGTGAATTGTAAAATAGTAGTTAATCCAGAAACGATACTTTTTACAAAAATTCCAAAACCACTTGAATCTGTTTCATTTATAGAACGAACCATTGAAGTCCATTCATTTGATAGCCTATTAGTTGATTTCGTCAATGTGTCCATACCAGCCGCCTTGTCTGCGCCTGTAATAATGGTTAATTGCCTTGCGGTTTCTGGCAAGACCTCGCTGGCTAAGATTTTACCGTTCTTAATCATCTCAAACAAGCCTTTTTCTGTCAAGTTTTTTATTTCGGGATGTAAAACCTGTACCGCTTTAGTCATTGCCTGAACAGCTCCGGGCATTGATTCCGCTAATTGCCCACGCAACTCCTCGCTGGCAACCGTGCCTTTTGACAACATTTGATTTACGGCTGCAAATGAGCGTTCCAATGTTTCGTTTGATAAGCCTAGTGCGCTTCCTGACCTAGAAATATCCTCAAATATCTGTTGTATTTCTGTTGCAGAAACTTTGTCTTTGGCTGCAATGTAAAATGATGTATATTGCTTTGTCAATGTGTTTAATTCAAGACCGTATTTATTAGATATATCTTTCAAAAACATTTGTTGCTTTCCAAATTCTTCTTGCGTACCTGTAACAGATTTTAACGCCAAATCTAAAGATTGCAACTCTTTTGTTGTGTTGAAAATTTCTTTACCTAAAGAAATAACGCCTGTAATTCCACCGACTAAACCAAATGCAGAAAATAAATCGCCTATGCCACTAAATGCGGTTTTGTAATTACCAACATTCTTGGTAAAATCCCCCACGGCATGATCTGCCTGCTTAACCTTGGCATCCAGCTTTTCAAATTCCTCTCTGGCTTTTTGAGTTGCTTTTGAAGATTCCCCCTCGGTAATAATTAAATCCTTTAATTTTACTTTGGCCTCCGTTCTTGCTTGATTAAGTTTTGTGTAGGCACTGAGTAGCCCCAGCCTGTCCATCTCCTCTCTTTTCACAGAAGCGTTAATACGTGCCAGCTCCAGTCTTTCAGCAACCAATGCCCTGTTTGTGGCTTCGGTGGCTAATTCTTGTTTCTTTTTGGTTGAAATTAAAGCTTTTTCTAATTGGTCTTGTTCTTTCCAGATTTCAATTGTTTTTTTTGAAATTTCGTTTACTTTCGTTTGATTCTCAACGTATTCTTTCTGTGAAGTTGAGGTTTTGATTGACTTATTGGCGTCTGCCATTGCTAAAATGCTTTTCGAAAATTCCTTATTCGTAGCAATTGCAGATTCAACATTTTTTTTATATTCAATGCCCCAGCTTAGAGCATCGTCTTCTATAACCTCTTTTCGTGTGATAACACCGCCTTTATTTGCCATTGTTTTGATTGTTTTTTAAAGCTTCACATTTTGCATTTACCTGTCTTTCGAATCCGTGGAATGCGCTGTAAGTTACTTTGTTAAAGTCGCCAATATTGATACCTAAAATCACACAGTAAGAAGCCATTACATCATCTATCGTGTATTTATTTTCGGATTTTGGCATTAGTTTTTCTAGTGATGCAATTTTTAATTTTAACGCTTCGGCTTCACGCTCAATGCGTTCAATATCGTTGTAATATGTTTCTGTATCAGTATTTCTAATGGTGTATTGATAGCTTTTCAACAACGCAACAAGCCCATCGTGCCAATCAAAACGCAATGATTCACAGCACATTAAGACTATTTTGTATTGAAATTTCAGAAAGTCAATATTTTTTTTCAAACGCAATTCTTTTTCTGCCGTTTCGCTTCCTGTTCCGTGCTGTTCTATCATTTCAGCCCAAATTGCACCTAATTTTTCTAAATCAGTTTCGGTGTCCGACAATAACGAAACATCGCCAGTTTTGGCAATTTTTAAGAATAGTTTGTATGGGATTGTGTCTAAGTCGTAAATCATATATCTAAGTAATTTCTTGAATTTTCTATAAAAAAAGGTAATAACTTTTCAATTATTACCTTTTGTAAATTTTCATCAGACAATCCAAATACTTCATTTGATAACCAAAACTCGCTTGAAATAATAAGATTTGATTTTGAATCTTTTGACCTAAAACGCAAAACGCCTGATACTTCTTGCATATAAAACCCCTTGAACCAATCCCCTGAATCAACTCCTGAAAACGGCTCTCCAGCTTTCTTTCTCCCTTTTGAAATTACCTCGGTAGATTTTGAGTAAAATCCTAAAGGGTTGCCAAAAATATCTTTGCTTTGGTTTTCAATTTGGTCTTTGTTTAAATCCAAAAAGTCTTTTTCAATAGAGCGAATAAACTTATAAAGGTCGTTTTGAAGTTTTTGCGGGGTCATTTGTTTTGACCTCGTTAGTTGTTGCTGGAATGTTGCCATCGGTTGCTATTTTATGAGCTTTTAAAAGTTCGGCTTCCCTATCTTCGGGGGCTACATCTTTGAATACTTGTGCGTTTTCAAATTTTTCTTTAAAAGTTGCAAACGGCTCATTATAGCCGTCTGCAAATTCAATATTTCCGTACTTTTTCATCTTAAATATCAGATAAAGTCAAAGCTCCAGTACTCTCGTAGCTCATGCCCGACACGGTAACAACACCTTTAAGATTTACCGTGAATCCATTACCAAACCCAGTACCTATGAACGTTACCACACCATCCGCATCCGCCCCTATGAAGCTTGTAAATGCGTGAACTGCATTGCTGGCATTTCTGATTTCTAAATTAGAAAGTGTGAACACTTTTACGGGATCACCACAGCATCCAGCATCAATAATTTTAACTTTTAACTCCGTTGCGCTTTCTGAAACTGAAATTAATTTCACATCGAAAATACCGTAAATATCCATCCAATCCCAAGTAGTTGGGCGTAATACCGCTGGAGAATCTTCAAATTGATTTCTATCTTTGTAGCTCAATTTGATTTCGGCAAATGAGGGCTTGTCCCCAATTGGATCCATAAACATACCCACATTTATAACTACGGTTTGACCAACAATTTTACCAGCATCATCAACGCCTTTGATTGCACCATCTTCCGTAAACTCAAACAATTGCATTGTTGATTTTTCAAAAGATTTTAAATCAGCGTAAGAACAGATACCAACCATACTATTGTACTTCAATTTCTTCTTACCGCTTGTGGCTTCATAAAATTGGCTTCTGCCCTCAAATCCTGTAGGCGCAACGTTTTCACTTGCAAGCTCTTCAACTTCATATAAAGGAAAAATCTTTTTTTCGGCAATAGCTGTTTGCCAAGCCGTTAAACTTTTGGCTTCCGTTGCCGAAGCAAAAGAAAATCCGGGAATAGCTACTGCCGTTCTTACCATTTGACCAAAAAAAGATTGTTCTTTTGCCCCTGTGTTTTTAAAGCCAGAGCCAGCTTTTTTGCACTCAATTACTGCCATAATATTGTTTTTAAAATTAACATTTCTTCATGTTTTTGGTGTATGCGATTAAGTCTAATTCTAAAATTAAAGTGTCCCAAATGTCGATTGTTTCGGTTTTAGACCCTTTGCCAAAATTAGCCCTTTCGGTATATTCAGTTGAATTCTCAGCAATTTTAAATCCGCCTGTTTTCAACTGTTTTATAAAATCGTTGGCTATTTGGTAGAGCGTTTCAAAATTCGGCACTCTATTTTCGTTCAAAGCTTCAACGGAACTATTGCACGATATGTAAAACGAAACTTTATCAAATTTAATTCCCGGAACATTCTCTTTTGCTTTCCATCCCTCAACTAACCAAATCAACGGGTACTTATTTGTTTCAGAAAGACCTAATTGACGACTGATTTGTTTTTGATTTTGGTTTTCAATCCATTTTAAAAGTGCATCTTCGTTGCCCCAGCTATACTCAACATGCTTGCCGTTATGAATGACTTTTTTTGCAAACGGTATCAAAGCATCATTTAAACTAAATATCATAATAGTTCATAGGTGTTAAGTTTATCGTTTTTGCCGTTGGAAATAAAGCCTCATTATCTTTCAAAAATTGATTCAAAGAAATTCTATCGTTTGGGTAGCCGTAATCAATTGACTGCACTATTTGATTCCAAGCATCAACTCTTTTGTTAAATGTAGATTCTTGTGTGGATCCATTTGCGTCAATTCTGCCTTCGCCAGTTCCTAAATTCAAAGTCCTGTTTTCTAAAGCCCAATTGAAATAAATGTAAGGCGCAATTATAGATTCAACAACCTGATTATTTTCGATTGTTGCAACCGTGTAAACCAAACCACCCCAGTTATCCTTGCCGTTCAAAAGCCAGCTCCATTTTTCGTCAGCCGTTGTTCTTAGTTTGTAATACCCCAATAAATCAAATTCGAGATTAGAAATAAACTCGTTGTACAACGTGCTGCCTAGCACCATTTTCAAAAATTCCTTTTCGTTCTTTTGAATACAAATAAGCATTGCAATATTTACAGCCGAAGTAGTATCGGCTGTAATGTTTGCAATTCTATAATTACCATAAGAAAAGTTTGAAAGTCTTGTGAACATTAAGATTTAGGTTTAGGTTTTTTTTCTGTGTAATATTCAGCCACTTTATCAGAGTTTACCAACTGTGACGCCAATAAGCCATCACATTCCATAATATCTCCTTTTTTTTTAGTAGCAAAATCTGCTGTAAAAACTATCTTCCTAGCCATTTTTATTGAGCTAAGGTAGTAAGAGCTGCGGAAATTGAAGTCACCTCTAACCATGCAGATTTCTCAACATTTCTAATCAATAAGTTTAATCTTCTTCTAGCTTTTAAACTTACCATATCGCTTTCAAAATCTCCTGTTGCCATTCCAGTTTCAACAACAACTCCCGGAACTTCATAAATTGCACCGTAACGGCTATCTCCTACAGCCATAGTGTTTGCAGCAAAAGCGTTACATTCAAGAACGGTCATGCCATCAACTACAGCACCATTTTGGTCAAAGAACGGTGGCATAATGTAATTAAAATTAGCATCTTTTTTCAACTTCATTTTATTGATGTCTGAAATATTCATCAATGCAACGTTAGGGCTGTATTTGCTACCATAAGGAGCAGAAATAGCTTCTCTCACTTTTACCAAAAGGTCGTAAATACTAGCATCCTCAATACCAGAAGCTACAGGCGTATAGTTTGGAATTTGAGTTTTAATACCCGCAATATTTGGAGAAGTTCCGTTACCTGTAACTAAATCGGTATCAATTTTAATCGCCACGTTGGTATTTAAAAAGTTTTCCAATTCAGCTGCAAAAGCTGGGGCATCGTACAACATTTCTTCCGATACAGGAATGATTGAACCAATTTTTTGAACCGCAACCGTGTTTGTTACCCATTTAGCAGTATCCTCTGGGAACGTGCCACCTTCGGCAATAGCAGCCGTAGCTCTTACTATTGTGTCGGCATCCCAGTCGGTGTAGTGCATTGTGCCATTTGAATTTGCAGGAACAGGGATTTTTCTAAACATATCATAAATGGTTAATTTACGATGTGCTAATTGCCCTATTTCTGGCAAAATCATTGCATTTGGATTACCAACTACCGAAGCTCTTAACGTGTGAGCTTTTACCACAAAAGTATAGTCATTTCCTTTTTTAGCGGATTTTTTCAAGCCTTCTTCGTGTGATTTTAATTCATCAACTAAAGAAATTACTTTATTTCCTGTTGAATTTTTATCAAGTTCAATGATTTTCTTTCCTTGCTTTTCGATTGTTTCGTTAAGTGAGGTTGTAGCTGTTTTAATAGCTTCGTCAATTTCAGCCTTTCTAATTTCAGCGTCATTCGCTTCTTTTTCTGCGATGTACTTGTCTAAATCAACCGCAGATAAAGCTTCGATTTCGGCTTGTGTTTTTTTTGTAAATTTCATTGTTTGGATTGTTTTTAATAAATAATTCGTCTTTTTTGTATTTGCATTTGTTTTTCTGGTTCAGCTTCTATTTCTACGCTTTCGGTTGGCGTAATTTTATTACTGCCAAACACTACAGCGGAATGCTCTCGTAAAATAGCTTCCGTTACCGCCCAAAAGTACCCAACTGCCTCAACATCAGTTTTATTGGAAATTAGCGGATAGTACTTGTCCCATTCGGCTTTTTCTTCCGCCATACTTTCCATTTCTGAATTGGCACAAAATATAATAGTAACGTAACGCATCCCTACTGAGTGATTTTTAACCCAGCCGTTAGCGTACTGCCCGTACATGAAGATATTTCTGTTTGGATCAATTGAGCTTTCAACTTTTAAAGCTTGTGTTGCTCCTTCGTAGTTTATAAATCCCAAAGCCTTGAATGTGGTTTCTTCTAAATAAGTCTTAACATCCATGCCGTCGGATATAACATTGGCAAAAGATGATTCATGCTCTTGAATGTGGGGGAATCCATTTTGTCCGTTTTCTGCTATTGTATTATTCCACAACCCACCAATGTGTACATCTCTATGAGTGTCAAAAAAATTGGTTGTATTTGAAACAAATTTTACAATTAATTTTGGCAAAGCTTTAATTTCTTTGGCATAATTTACCGATTTGTCTAAGTTTTTCAAAGCTTCTTTTACAACGCTTGAGCCACCAGTAATTGAAACAATACCCAGCCCATCAGCTTCTTTTGTTACAGATTTTTTTTCTGCAATAATTTCTTTTGCTTCGGCTTTCAAAGCGGTAAACATTTCGTCTTTCGTTTCAAAAGACTTGTTTAATTCTGGTGCATAAAATTTCATTTGTTTACTGTTTTGTCTTTGTTTTTATTTTTGTCTGCAACCGCTTTTTTTAGTTCTTTTTCGGTTGGTTTTGCTTTTTCTGGCTCTTTCATTCTAATATTTTTTTTGATTGAAGTATTTTTATAAATTCATTTTTGTCTATCAATTCCTTTTCAAATAAATAACCATATTGTTCTATGACTGTTTGATTTGTTTTCTGCGTTCTCTCGTGAATTACGCTCATACATTCTAAATGGTCATAAGAAAAATTCAAAGTTCCTTTTGATGAAAATTCAGCGTTCAATCCACTAATTAAACTACGCATTAATGGCTCGGCTTCTTTTTCAATCAATGAAATTTCTGCAACTGGTTTGTTTTCAAAAGTAGCGTTTTTACCGTAAGGCGTTAATTCAACAGGTACACCATGAGCGTGGTAAATTGCTAAAAGGTCGGTTTCAATTATTTCTGAAAACTTTACGTTGTTTGATTTTTCAGATAAATTAGTAGCATCCAACCCAACTTTGCTTAGTATTATTTTATTTTTAAGATTAAAATTCAATTTACCCTCAAGCTCTTCTTTTTGGGTCTTTAGCCCGCCACCGATAACAGGTACTGGAGCATTAAGCCCCTCGTCCATATTATTACCTGTAGATTTCTTAGGAGAAACAATAGTTGTTAAAGAATTGGTTATTTGCGTGCCTTTGGCAATTTGCGACTTTTCGATGTTCTCTATTTGACTTCTTAAAGGAATATTTCTTGAATACCCTTTTATACTGTTTTGTAAAACATGAGTGTCGTAAAATATCAAATAATCTTCTTTTTTAATGATTTCTTGTTTTTCTTGAAAAACAAAACTTATAGATTTATCTGACCGCTCAATTACTGTATCAGGATTCACATTTATAAGCTCCAACGTTTTAAAAACGCCAAAAGAGCTGTATTTTTTCCAAATAATTACATATCCAGCGGATTTTATAAATAAATGAAATTCTTTTAAAAACTCAACTGTCCCTTGAAAGTTATTAGGATTTTTTATTTTTTCTAGCAAATCACTTTTATTTTTTTCGTCTGATATTTTTGCACTAGCAAAAGCTTTTCCAGCTATGTTAATGGCATCAGATAAAACAAAATTTTTAGATTGAATGTTTACAAAAGATAAATGTTCATCATAATAACAATTGCTTAATATTCCGCTATATTCGGTCAAAGTATTTTTACTCCCAAAAGAAGTACTGTCTGCGCCAAAACGAAAGTATTTGTTGTTAAACCACGCCATTAAATAATATTTACAACAAAGATAAACATTTATTTAGATTAAATAAAAATAAAAAAGCCCAAAAATATTTTGGGCTTCATTACAACTAGAAAAAAAATAAATAAACTAAATAACTATGAGGTTACAAATATAAGTAAAAAGTAGTTATCTTTTTTTGGTTTAGCAACACAATAAATTATATAAGTCAAAAACAGCCTCACACACAGGCATCAATCGGATGTTATTTTAATGAAGTCTGTATAAAAAATAATCGTTTTTTATAAATTTAATATCAAAAGTATTATTATTGAAAACAAAAATTAATTGTGTTTCTTTCGGATACGTTTATCTTAACTGTCTTGTAACCGTTAAAATATCATCTATTTCTTTTTCATATTTCATTTTGTTTTTTTTTCTAAGTCGTTAATAAATATCTCATATTAGTCCAAATATACCTTATTGCTTCGGTCAAAGCATCTTCGGCATCATCGTGTTTGTCTTCATGTCCCCCTGTTTTCGGGTAACTTTGAATGTGTTTTATAAACTGCCTATATTCATCTGTGCTGTTTTCGTTAGGCTCAACAAAATAAATACTAGCCACAAATTGAGCGTGCGAGCTTATGCGTTGTTCCTTGTTTCCTGACGAATAATAGCCTGAAACGTTTACGCCCATAGATTGAAGCAAGGTCACAAATACACTTCCTTGGTTATTAACCTCAATTTTGTTCACCACACTATTATGCTGCTCAATTTTGTTTTTAATCTTTTTCGATGTAATACCACTTCCTTCTTGGGTGTAAATTGCATCAAAAACGTAAATTTTATTTTGATTTATCTCTAAAAATGGCGTTGCGAAATAATCAGCCCCTGTATCAGCAACATCCGTAAACGAATAACGAATTGCGCCCTGTCTACTCTCTGGTAATGATGGTACAAAATTTAATTTTCCATACATTAAACCCTCTGCAGTCCCAGCAATTTGATTAAATTGAATATCATAAGCTAAATCACTAATAGGCTTTGAA